ATACCATATTTATCTTTATACAGTAAAATCTTTAAATGATGGTTTTCCTCTTGGACCAAATTTCTTTGCTAATTGTGTTTGTTTATAACCAGATTGATACGCTTCTGTTCCATATTTCTTACTTACGGCAGCTTTAATATTTGCCTCTTCATCTTCTTGATCTAAAGGATCCGGTTCGGTCTGTCCCTTTTGCTCCACATTAAACCACCGGAACTTCTTACGATCTAAACCAATATAAAACTTCTTATGATCGGAGGCATCCTTATAACGATTTTTATGTTGTATTACTAATAGTTGTCCTAATTGGCGTAATTTATCACTACTGACAATCATCCACAATAAATCACAAGTAGCTGCCAATCCAACTTTGGATCCTGAAATATCTGTCATACCGGGATCAGAACTTTCCATCCCTTCAGCATTCAATTGTGTGGCTGACCAAATAGGTATTCCAAATTCTTGTGCTAGTGCTCTTAATTCCTCAGCAATTGCCAATATAGTAATATATGTTTTGTCACTAGCTTTAACTCTACAAGACGCCATAAGATTCAAATAATCTACCAATATAACATCTGGTACAAAATTCTTTTTTAATCGCAATTCATGTAACAATGCTCTAAAATTATTTACATGAACTGAACCAGCAGGATATTCCTTTACTACTAATTTACCTGTAGTTCTTTCTCTTACCTTTTCTACGCGCTTCATGAAAACATCTTTTGGAATACTATCCACAGTATCAATGGATATATCTAAAAGATTACAATCAACACGTAATGCAATATTCTCTTCACTAATTTCTAATGCTATGAATAACGGATTTTTACCAGCACACATGTAAGACTTTGCTAAATGACATAGTGCCAATGTCTTACCAATATAAACGCCGCCGGCAATTAGGTTTAAAGTCTTAGCAGCCACACCACCTTTTGTTACTTTATTACAAATATCAATATCAAATGGCAACTTATATTCAACAGCATGTAACTTATCAAAGCGGTATTCAGCATCATCAAAATAATTATGACCAATAGATGCATCAAATGAAATGGAAAGAGCATCTTCAAATATTTGTGGAATTGCTCCCTTATCTAATTTCTTATCATTACCTTCTAAAATATTAACAGCTTTGAATGCGGCATTTGCCAGTGCTTGGTCTTTACAAAAATCTTCGGTTTTATTAACTAACCATTCCAAATCAACAACTTCATTGGTTTCCAATTTCTCTAATGCAACTAAAACTTCCTTGTAAGTGTCTTCACTTATTTTTTTATCACCATCTATAGAAACGGCTATACTAGATACTGTAGGTAATTTATTATACTCGGAAAGAAATTTAGCTGAATGTTGGAAAATAATCTTTTCTTCATTACGGAAATATTCCTCTTTAAGATAAGGAGAAACCTTTCTCGTAAAATCTTCATTATGAAATAAATTCTTTAAAATGATTATTTCGATCCTAGATTCCGACACGGTACACTTTCTATTATTCCACCATTTTGGATTTCGTCATATAATAATTCTACCGCAATGGCACCAATAATTCTTGACAATTGTACTGAAGACTCACATTCGCGGGGGTTTAAATCTGCATAATGAAGTATTCTATAATTATACAATAGATTAGGGTTGGATGTCAATGCATCTTCTCTAATTTTAATATCTTCAGAAATTTGAATTGAAAGACCCTTATACGGACCTTGGTCAATCCGTATAAGGTGTGGATTTGCTTCATTCTGAGTATAATAACCTAATGGTAGTATTCTTCCACTATTCATCAGTTTCTATTTCCTCACCATCTAAAAGATCTTCAGGAGAAATTGTTACGGCACTACCATACTTAAATTTCTTGCCTGCGGCGACTTCTAATTCTTTCATTACTTCCTCAGTAAAATACTTTTCAGGATTACTATAAATTACCTTCTCAGATGCAACTTGGCCACCGATACGGTATCCTTTTTCTTTGTCTTTTGCCTTAGTAGCGATACCATATTCTATAGCTAATTCTAATAAACCATAATATCTATCCAAACCTTTATCATAATATAATTTCATTTCTACTTGCGTATTCTCACGTGTTAATCTGCCCTTTTTCAACACACTACGAAGTAACGATCCAACAACTTCATCACCTTCTTTTTCTTTGGACTTACCTAAGAAAACAGTCATTGAATTTGCATATTTAACTCCAGAATTATGGGAGATAATTCCATTTTCTAAAATATAATGACCAACATCCTCAACTTCTATATCGTAAACTGGTTTTGAATTAATTTTTTCTATCGTCAAGATTTTCATTTAAACTCCAAATATTTTTTATATTGTATTTTTCCCAAAGATACGGTATATAATTTTATAATAAATTTTCCTGTATTTGTTGTCTAAAAACATCAATATCTCCTGTTTTGATATCGGAAACATTTATATTTTGGTTCACTTTCAGGTCATCAAATAAAGTATAAACATCAACCCATTTACCATTTACAAGAAATTTGTGATTTCCTGAACATTCAATAATGTTACCATCTTCTAAGTTAATTTTGAAAATATCCTTATCATTAAAATTAAAAGTGTTGGTGACATTTTTTTCGCCAAATAACGTCTGTACCTTATCACCTATACACATTTCATCTATATTTTTTGTTTTTCCGTCTGTTGAAGTAATAATTTTTGTTCCTTTTATTAAACATCCACCTGACATTACTTTTGTGGCAAACATACCTTGAGTTTCATATGTATGGTTTGTGATTAAAAATGGAACACCAAGAACACCTAATTTTAATGTTAGTGTTCTGAATGCCGCTTTAATTAATCTGGTACGTGTCATATCTGCTTTGTCACTTCCAGATTCTGAATCTTCCATTTCCTTATTAGTAGATAACATTCCCAATGAATCCAAAATAAACATCATTGGAGGTCTATTTTCACCATCATCTTTATATCCTCTAAGTACTTTAAGAGATTGTGTTTTCCATTCTTGAATGGTAGAAACAGGAACAACGAATACACGAGTAACATCAATTCCACGTTCTACTAACATATCTCTGGATATGGCACTTTCACTTTCAAATAGAAATGCCGCACCTGTAGGATTACATTTTAAGAAAAACTTCAATACACTCAAAATAAAAAATGTTTTTCCTGTTGCTTCCGGACCAGCAAATACTACAATCTTATTATCTGGAATACCACCAAATAATGATCCTGATAATTGAGCATTTAAAATATAAACACCAGTATCAATCCATCCGTGTATGTCACCAGATACAATTCCATTAGACGCCGCTTTAGCTAATTCATTTCCGGTCGCCTTTACTAACTTTTGGAAAAAAGATATATTTCCTTCTTGTTTTGGTTTCTTTTCCTTCTTAACTCTTTGGTTCTTCTCAGCTTTAATTTTCTTCGGTCTTGGCACTTATATTAACTCCATTTAATTCAAAAAATCTTCTCAAGAATAATCCTTTAGCAATAGCAGGTTGGTATCCACCATCTATTACAATAGAAGGCTTTTCTAAACCTAAATCTTTAATGCGATTACTAGCCCACTCAGGAACAGGACGAAAAAATGTAAATGCTTCACTCAACAGTAAATCATCATCAGCTTTTTTAACATCAATAGTCATTGGATATGGTAGATTATATTTCTCGGAAATTACCTTTTCTAAATTAGCTTCAATATCTCTATATCCATCCATCTTCTCCGAATATTTAACTGGTCGTGAAATATCTGATAAATATGCTTCTGTCGCATCATGTAAAAGACCACCTAAAGCATTTTCTGGTTTACAATTTTGACTCACTAGGACACAATGTTGTGCCACAGAATAAAATTGAGATACATGCCCAGTCCATCGGCAAGAATTACTTAATGCATGTGCTATATCCATGATATCAATATCATCAGGATCTGGATCTAAAGGATAAAATTTGTGTCCTTTATATGTTGTAATCCAACTTCCTTTTTTATAACTACCAGAATCTTGTCTATGGTGGGCGCTTACTTCACGTTCATAAAGTGCTTGTCCAGTTAAATTTTCAATTTGTTCCATCTCAAACCTTTTTCTTCAATATTTCATGAAGATATCCAAAAGTATTGAATAATATGGCACACAAAGCCGTTTCTAAATCAACAGGCTTTCCAGTCTTATCATCAAATACTTTATATCCTCGGTGTAATTTCCAAACATGTAAAGTATGTCTCATTAAAGACTTCATGAAAGAAGTAATGGGAATACCTTTTTGCCAATTATCATCTTCACGTCTCCCACCATCTGGTAGAAAACTACATTCTAACATGTATTGAGAATATCTCTCAAATGCTAAAGGACAAAAACACGCTTCAGGATCAATCTTATTATGATCCAAATCTCTTGTGGCTCCAGTTTCAAAAACTCTCATTACTGGTGGGTCATTAGCACCAATGAATTCATCAATATTTTTTTGCCTTATTATTTCAGTTGTAGGCCAAATAATTTTTTCTTGTGGTATTGTTTGCATATCTAATTAAAAAATTTATCCATATCATAAGTCTTTTCTGTTGTCCATCCAATAGGATCTAAAATCTTTTCAAGTGGTTTAATCATCGTGGCTTCAAACATTTGATTATAATCCACATACTTATGAAGTTTGAATTCTTTTGGAAATACACCATTAAAAGCTATGACCTTATCTTGTAGTGGGTTGGGTTGTTTTAAATGAACAAACTTAATTTTCTCGGAAGATGCAATAGGCGCATACTTCGATTGTAAATTCAATTTTTTCAGATAATCGTTATATAATAAAACCGCTTTTACTTGTATGGGAGTCTTTTTAATATAAAGTTCATCAGCTTCACCTGACTCCCATTTATCCAAATCATTTGCGGATCTAGGAAATGCTATTTCTTCAACTGGCAACTTCATAAACTTATTACGGGTTTCTTCAATAAATTCAGCCAATTGTTCCTGTGTTCCTGTCATCACAATATTAACAGCTTTCCTCATTGCGTCTTTCACAACTTGAGGTAAGCTAGATTTTACCATATCAAAGCCCATAATCTTCAATTTGGTAACACGTTTAGTATTTTTACTTTTACAATCATTACATGGTGGAGGCACTTCTGAATATCCTGAAAACTTACTATGACAATCTGAGCACTCAAAATAATTATCACCCTCTGAATTCCATACTTGTAAAATATAATGCTTCTTAGAACCAAATATACTTCTGTCGGCAATTACTTCACGTTTCATACTGAGAATTGGATTCTCAGCTTGCATACCATTAATATATTCACTTGTTATTTCTGCTAGAATTCTATCAATTTCAGGAATAAGTTTTTCTTTACATACCTTATTCATAAATTGAATTATCTTTACTGTATCTAATTGTTTTGTTTTCGTTACATGTTTAACAATCTTATCCAATGATACATATACTGAATTATGTAATAAGATATCATTACCGAAAAAATTATGAGTGTCTTTTACTTCGATATCAAAGACCTCTAATTGTTTTTTACCTAAAGATTGTATGGTAAAATTTGAAGTTTTATTTAATAGTTCTTTCACGGTTTTTTATTTTCTGTAAAATATTTTTTAAAACAAAAGTAGGATTATCAGCCCAATCTGATCCCCAAATATGAATTGTATCAAAACCTTTATTACGAATTAAATTATCCTTATAAAAATCTATTCCCCATTTATCTTCTGCTAATGTTTTAGTCATGCCCCAACCTTTTAAAAAGTCTTTAGGACTATAAATTCTAGGATTACCATGATAATGATCCCCATCAAATTCAATAACTAATTTTAAATCCAAAATAACGAAATCAAATTTTTTATATGTTTTATGGATTTCATCATAAACGCCATATTCATTATTGAGTTCAGCAAAATAAATTTTGGTATATTTTTTCTTTATTTTTTGCCATATTTTCCAAAAAATAATTTGAGATATTTTAGAATATCCTGATGATACTCTAGAAATCATAATTTCAAATTTTTCTTTTCCTTTTTCTTCTCCATATTTACGTATAAAATTATCTAAGGTGAGAGCTTTTTTATTACAAACATTTTTATAAATTTTTTGTCCTTCATTTTCACCATATTTCTCTATAAAATATTTTAAAGTACATCCGGCGTCTTTTTGTTTTTGGCAATAAATTAAAAATTTATTTTTACCTTCTTTTTTACCATATTTTTTAATTAAATTACTTTCAGTTGTAGCTCTTGAAAAATTGTATTTTTCAAATTCTTTATAGGTCATTCCATATTTTTTATTTTTATATTCAAAAGTATTCGTTATGGACTGTTTTTGTTTATAAGTTTCCCATCTTTTCTTACCTTCATTTTCACCATACATTAAAATACATTTTTCCAATGTAACCGTATTAGGTAGATTTTTTATGGATTTAGATCTTTCATACCAATCACCTTCAACATTAAATTTTACAAAATCTAAAAGATGTATTCTATACCTTTGAGGTAATGATTTAATTCCATATTTTAACATTTTAGAAAAGAAATCTAAACACTTCTTTTCCTGTATTTCTGTTAATTCTATTTTATTACAAGTTTTCCAAGAAAACAAATATTCTATAGGAGTTGTTAATTTTTTAGGCATAATTCAGACGTTTCTATTGGTGTCTGAATATATTTATAAATTAACTTATCTTGAGGCAAAACATTCTTTGGTTTAACAGGAATAATTTGTCCATCCCTTTCAATCATGAGTCCATGGTCCTCAGTAATTATAACACTTTTACCATCAACAAAAATTTGAAACATTTCTTTTTCAATACTATGTTTCATAACATATTCGATAGGTTTTGAAATTATTAAATCATTTTCAAAAGTTTTTGTGTATGTATCTATAACTTTTTTAACAAATTTATTTTCACCATATTCCAATATTTCTGAAGAATAAGAATTATAAAATTCCTCTATAGTTATATTTTTTCCGTTCACATCAATTATGGTATCTCCAGTTGTAGAATCCGTATCAGAATAAATTACGAAATCTTCTTTTTCTGTACCATATAATTTATTAAAAAAGATATTGATTTTTTTCTGGATTTGTTGAATTACAAATTGTCCTGTTTGAGTTACCGCAATTGCATTATCCAAATCGTACCATCTAAACCATTGGGAACCAAAAGCACCATACCATAACTACTTTCGTTTTCACGAACCACAATATGTGTTGTAGTCTGGACTATACCATCTTCTTTTAAGAAGGAGTAATTATAGTCTCTGAACCTTCCAAGAATTATTTTTTGGCTTGGCTGCTGATTGTCCAATCCATTTCATTGTCACACTTTGGTAGAAATGGCTCTAAGGAGTTTCCAGCAATTTATACTCTTTTCAACTTATAGTTTCCCATAAGTGCCCCATATTTTTAGGGAATTCATTAAAATTTTAGTTGATTTTTGTTTTATATCATATGCTGAAATATTACTTACTAATTGTTTTCTCTTTTCTTCTAATTCACGAATTGATAATTTTGAATAATCTATCAAAACATTTTCCTTTCGTTTGTTCTATTTCTTTATCCGAAAATCTTATTAATTTATATACATTTTCTTTAGCTTGGTTTGTTTATACGTTTTTGTATTTCCAAATCAATTTTTTCAATTTCAATTTTCGTATCTTTAACTTCCTTTTGATATTTTTTTCGTTTACTAAACAAAACTTCTACCATTCTAGAATAAAAACTTTGTTTGTCCTTTGTATAAAAAACACCATTACAAGCTAAAGTACATTTAGATTTTAATGCCACTTCGTATGAATCTTGCCATGACTCACTCTGGTATAAAACATCATCAGAATTTAATTTATGTTTTAACTTAACTTGTTTTGTTTCTGGACCAATATTCAAAACTCTAATCAAATTTGGATACAATGAAGCTAAATCGAATGAGGCAACATTATAATACATACCAGGAATAGGATCTTTAACATATGCACCAACAAACTGTTCATGTTTTTCCTGATGTTCTTTTTGTGGGATAACAATCTTCTCTTGTTTCAACCAATTGTAGATTAATATATCCCATGTTCTAGTTTGCGCTAATACATCAATATAATTAACTTTTGCGAGATACGCAACTGATACAATCAGTTCTATCATTTTCAATTTTTGTTCTAATAAATCAGGAAGATGAACGTCTTGGATGTTATATTCAACGAATAATTGGAAATTTTTTTGATAGAATTCCTTCATTGATTCATACTTATCATGCCAATCAATTTTACCTTCACCTTTTAATTCTACTTTTGCGATGTAATCTAATTTATAATTTTCACGCGGCTCCAATTGAATTTTTCGATAAATTTGGATATAATCCAAAATTGATATACCACTTAATTCATAACATTCATGGTCAAAATTCATGAAATTAACTGTAGTAGATTGAACGCTTCCCCAAGGAGAAAGTTTCCTTGCCGTATCTTCATCAAACAATAAAACTATCCTGTTATAAATTTGTGGGATATCAAAAAATAGACAATTCCATCCGGTTACAATATCAGGATCTAATTTTCTCCAAACACTCAAAAACCCCAATAACATTTCTTTTTCAGATTCATATTCAAAATGTGTTACATTTTTTGCGGGTTTATATCTGTTACCTTCATGATAGATTTCATCATCTATAAATGTGAAAACATAATATTCATCTTTATTGAAATCTTTTAACGTAATTACATTGATACGATTTTTAGCTATCTTTTCAGCATCATTAGTAAATCCATCTTCACTTTCACATTCGATATCCATTGTGAGAATTAAAAGATCTTTTAGATTATATTGGATTTCATGTTCTGGATATTCATCTGAAATAAAAGCATATTGATATTGTGTATTTCCATACAGAGGATAATTGGTTACACCTTCATTAGATTTAACAAATTCTCTTGCCTCTTTTATAGAATCAAACTTTAAAGGCTCAACAGGTTCACCAGTTAATGTATGCCAGGTGCTCTTGTCATTACCAGGAACATACAGAGTAGGTTTGTATGGAATCTTCCTGCGCTTTCTTTTACCATTATCAATTTCTTTTAGTAATATGTTATTGCCTGAAACTTGGGAATTTGTATAGAATTTAGACATGTATGATATTTGTTTATATTATATCAGATTTAATACGTTTTGTCAATATAAATATTTGTATGAATACATCACCAAATGGAATTAAATTAATACAACAGTCTGAAGGATTTGTGAATCATTGTTACCCTGATGCGGGTGGATTTTCTATCGGATTCGGGACACACTTAGATACACCTGAATTATTATCACAATATAAAAATGAAATTGTAACTGTGGAACAAGCCACAATATTAATGCAACCAAAAATTACGTTATCTGAAAAAACAATAAATCAGTATGTAACTGTTACATTAACACAAAATCAATTTGATGCTCTTGTAGATTTCACTTACAATTTAGGTTCTGGAGCATTAATTAGCTCAACGCTCTTGACACTATTAAATAAAGGGTTGTTTGAGGAAGCCGCTAATGAATTTCCAAAATGGAACCATAGTGGTGGAAAAGTTATACCTGGTCTAACACGTAGACGAGAAACAGAAAAACTCTTATTTCTTTCTTAACCCAAAATACCTGAATTGACGCAATTATCTAAAATATATTCAACCATATCCAAAGTAACTGATTCTGAGGGTATATTTTGTTGGAGTTTATATTGATTAATAAACTCCAACAATGTTACCGCTTACTTTGCAACTGGAGGAACTAAACTAATTACTAGCCAACTGCTACTATTTAAACAATTTGTGACCTCTTTACCAGTATAAAATAAAACTACACCATTATCTCGGACAGTATAAGAATCTGCATGAAGGATAACGGGAATATATGTTCCATTTACTTGAACATTATATGTATTCATTACTTTACTCCTGTACTATTAAATCCACCTTGACGTGTTGTTTTTTGCTGCGGAGGATTATCTAACTCTTTTCCACAAAAATCATTAACTTTTTCCAACATAGCTTGGGCTAATCGCTCTCCATTTTCAATGAGAATATTCGTTTTTGTAGCATTTAAAATCACAATAAAAAGTTCATTAACATAATCAGAATCTATGATACCTGTAGAATTTGCAAGTAGTATACCACGTTTAGTTGCTGTACCTCCGCGAATATTTACATTCACTTTATATCCTTCAGGAATATCTAAAATTAATCCGGTTGGAATAATATAGCGATATCCTGGAAGAACAAAAAGTTTATTATCAGGTGCAACATCAACTAAAAGTTCCTCATTATAATCTGAATATGCTTTAATTGCCGTACCATCAAAGAATGCTTTCAAATCAAATGCTGCCGATCCTTCAGTAGCATATCTAGGAAGTTCTACTCGTTCACTAAGACGGTAAAACCCCAATTTAACATTATTTTCTTGCGACACTTTTCTTTTTAACCTCTTTATTTTTCTTTACTTTTGACTTCTTCTTTTCAGATGCCGCAATCATTTTAGCATCCCAATCTGCGATGGCTTTTTGAACTGCTATCTTGGCACAATAGAGGCTTACATAAGCCCCAAATTCTTCACCATCAATCTCAACTTCCCAAATAAAATTAACATCACCATCATCCTCACTATAAGGTGTTGAGATTACAGACACTACTTTATAATCTTCATCTACAAGAGTATGACATTTGGAACTTATTTTTTCCCAATGTGTTTGTTCTAGCATAGGTTTGCCTTTATTTGAAAGTGGGACAAAACCATTGTTAAGTGTCGTCATTCAAAACCCCATATTTAAATATTTATTAAAAATCATTCTACTATTTCTTAGAAGATATGGATTGCACTATCGCAATCGGTATAGATGCTGGACTTAAACGACTGTATATTAAAGATCCATTAACAGCTATACCTAACACTCTATCATACCAATGCGGCTGCGTTAATTTCTTAAAATTATCAGTAATTCCTGCAAAATTTGTTACTGACTGATTAAACCCGGTCATGAGTACCGGGAACCCATTATTAAATGTTTTTGACGCCTCACTCAAATCTCTACCAGTAAACCTAAAATTGGTCATTACATCTGTTGCTAAATTCTGCCAACATAAACCATTATGTTCGCAATCTGTCTGCTTATTAAACCTCAAAGATACTTCCTGAGGAATAACCTTATATGCATCTGTTAAATCAGAAATGGAACTATTTAAAGTTGTTTCCTGACTATTCATATTTGTATTGAATGTTCCTAATTGGGTATTTACATTCGTATTCAATACTCCTAATTGGCTTGCTAATGTTGCATTTAAATTCCCTACCTCTGTCCCTGCTAATTTAAATGCATTTTTTTCAATAGAACTGACACGAACGTTAGTTTTATCAAAGAGATCTGTAGCAAACGATTGTAGACTATCGGCCCGCTTGTTAACAAGCGCTGTAGTATCTGTTCTAATAGCATTTAACTGTATCTTAGCATCATTTCTTAGGGCTGTCAATTGATAGTCGATAACAATGGGAACAGATATCAATGTAAAACCTAGGCAAAGAAACATAATACTTTTCGCCAATATTAGGAATGTTGTTGCACTCATTTAAATGTTCCTCGTATCGTGTCTAATTGCGTTTGGTTCTCACACGTTTGTCCTATAAATGTTGTATTTCCATTAAAGATTCCTATTACCGTAGGCAATTCTCTAACTGAGAATTGATTGTCCAATTCTCTTTCAGAGTCATAATCAACAGAAAATATTTTAGTATTTAGGTTTGTTGATCGTAGGAAATTAGCAGTTTTAATAGCAGGTTGGCACCACAGAGCAGTAAATAATAAAATTACAGATCCTGGATAATTTTGTACTTCAGATTGGTATTGTGAATTAGTTAATGGCTTCATGCAAACCTAGAGATATTTGTAATAATTTCGGCCACAAATTCATTATAATCTGAATATGGAGTTTTTCCATATCGGCTCATGGTTACTTCAACATTTGTATATCTAAAGAAATTAGCAGGACAATAAACTACCACATTTTTATTAGATCCTAAACATTGTCCTAATTCCAATAAACTTATAGGACTTTTAGTTGCTGGATCAAAATAGAATACCACTAAATCAGAAATTGAAATTCCCTCTTGTTCCCAAACAATTTGTTTTTTAAGTTCTCTACCATCTAAATCAGGATTCCAATTTCGTCTACGTGGATTCAAAATAACTATATTATCAAATCTATCCAGAGTTTCAGATAATTTACTTTGCCAATCTTCAGCTTTTCCATTTTCAATAGAACCAGCAAGAAAGATGTTATATAAGATTGATTCCGGATCAAAATTATGTGGTGCTTCTTTAATTGTTGCCATATAAGATTATTTATCTATCATCTGATAATCAGTTATAAACCAAAAATATACTTTTCATAATTTAAATGGCAGGAGCGGTGAGATTCGGACTCACTAATACTGGGTTTGGAGTCCAGTGCTCTTCCAATCGAGCCTCGCTCCTATTTATTTTCCTTAATAGATGCTTTTACAATATTTTCTTTAGGAAGATTGTCAACAAAATTACACGCTTCCTCGTAGGAGTCAAATGATTTAATTTTCTCTTTACCTTCAAAAAGAATGAACTGTTTATCTTTTACCTTTTCCATAATTATCGCTTCAAAATATTAATTTCAATTTGTCCAGTAGAATTAAACTTTTCGGCGTAACGAACTGTTGTCAATGTGCCACTTCTAATAACTCTAGTGTCACTTTTAGGTGCTGCAATTAGAACTTTCTTACCAGGATAAGATTTTAAATGCTTCACCATTTCCATATCACGCATTAAAGGTGGTAAAGGCTGATATAATTCATCACATTCAAATGTTTTATCATTCGCTTCAAAACAATCTACTCTAGTTTTCTTATACGTTGAAGGATGCAAATGTCCATATTTGTTATATTTTCTAACAATACCATCAAATTCTACATCCGCACCTTCACAACAGCCATGATGCCATTCAATTTCATAACTTGAATTGTGCCATCTATCTAAAACTTGGCACAATTCAAGTTTTTGATTTAATGACATACCTTTCCGCGTGCCTGTAAAGACAACTACAACTTTATTCATAATACGATTAGAATAAAGGGAATGTCAAATTAGAATAAATTTAAAGCGGTACCACATTTAGGACAAAAACTTGTATCTGATGTACTTTTTTTACCACATGAAGTACATTGTTTTCTGGTTTTTACTGTTAAAGGTTTTAC